CCAATTTTGTGGTTCACCTTTTGATACTTTCTTTCGTTGGATACCTCTAAGAATAAGTGGATGTCTAAATAACCCCAACCCTGCATTGAATGCATCTTCTCTAAGATTAAATTTACTATACATCTCATCTAAGAAAGATGGGGATTTTCTTTGTGCATGTCCTTTACCCAATCCAAATCCTTCTTGACCTGAATTTAATCTACCTGCTGTATCGAATCCTTGCTCATATGTTTTTCCTAAAGTAAATTTACTTTTATCAATATTTGAATACAATGAGTTTGCACTATCAAATATAGTATTATCAGGATTTACACCAACAAACTTACTAGCCTCAACTCCACCAAACCTAGAATTAAATCCAGTTGCATGTATATCTGTAAGATTATTTACTTCTTTAAAATCTTTACCTTCGTTTTCTAGCTTTCCACTAAATGTGAAATCAGATGGTGATGTTTCACCTTTTGGTTTATCACCCTGAGTTACTTTTGATGGTGTTGTTTCACCTAAGAACTGAGTTGATGGTGCTGCTGATGTTGGTGTTGTTTCACCTAATTCTTTTTCTCCGTTTGGAATGTTCATTTTATTAGGTGTTGTTTCACCCAAAAATTTTGATTCTAATTCTTTTTTATTAGGTGTTGTTTCGCCCAAAAAGTTTGATTCTAATTCTTTTTGAATCGGAGTTGTTTCCCCTAAGAACTGAGATTGATTGTTCATCTCATTTGGAGTAGTTTCACCTAAGAAATTGCTTTGGTTATTCATTTCAGTAGGAGTAGTCTCACCCAAAAACTTAGAACTTCTATCTGATTCTACAGGAGTAGTTTCACCTAAGAACTTAGAACTTCTATCTGATTCATTTGGAGTTGTTTCACCTAAGAACCTTTCACCCGTTTGAGGATTCATTTCAGTAGGTGTTGTTTCACCTAAGAACTGAGATTGATTGTTCATCTCATTTGGAGTAGTTTCACCTAAAAATTGTTCTGAATTATTTGCCTCTTTAGGTGTTGTTTCACCTAAGAACTGAACTTTATTGTTCATTTGTGTTGGTGATGTTTCACCTTTAAACTTCTCTGATTGGTTAACCAGTGTTGGGTCTGTTTGACCTAAATATCTTTCCTCTAAACTCATTGGTTTAGGAGTTGTTTCACCTTTGAACTTTTCTGAGGTATCCATAGGTTGAGGTGATGTTTCACCTTTAAACTTTTCAGTTTGATTTACAATAGTTGGTGATGTTTCACCTTTGAACTTTTCAGTTTGATTTACTTTTTGAGGTTTTACACCTTCTTTATTAGTAGTAGTTTGAGAACGTGGAATCTTAGGGGCTGATTCTGCCATAGAACTCAAAGGAGTTTTATTTAAGTTTTTATTTACACCAGGATTTTCTTTAGATTTCAAAGGTTCTTTCTTTGGCATCCTAAACTTAGATAAATCCGATTTCATATCTTTTAATGCCATTTATTATCCCCCAAAATATCCAGCTGACCTGGTACTTAGTTTTCTAGATTGAACTTTTGTTATTTCACTCACTACTCTACCATCTACATTTATCATAATTGGTTGATTTTGTATATCTTGTCGTAATCCTTTAATCTCATCTACTACCTCTGCCATTGATGAAGCTTCACCACCACCATCTCCACCAGAATCACCACCACCACCTAATGCATTTGATATAAGAGGCAATGCGAATGCTAAAGCAAATAGAGTTGGAAGTAATAATGTTACTATTGCCAATCCACCACTTAGAGCCACTAATGATGCTGATAGAACTAAGAATGATGCAGATAGTGCTATCAGACCAGGAACTAACATAATCATAGCTGCCATCATTGGCATAACTCCTAAAAATGCAGTTAAGTTTGGCATTAGTCTTTGAATAGAATCTGATAAACTTGATAATGATAGAGCCCATATTCCAGTTGCACCAGCAGTTAATAACATCGCTGGTACTAATGCTAACATACCTAATGTTGTAAGTGTAAATGTTGGGAAGAATGGAATCATAGCTGCCGTTGTTAACATAAGTGATGCTGCAAATACTCCGAATCCACCAGCTATAGCGATTAAGTTAGGTACTTGTTCACCTAATTTAGCAACACTATCTACAAATATAGGCATTACCCCACTCAATGCGGTCATACCAGCAACAAATGGAATCATAGCTAATCCAAATGCCATCATAGGTACAGCAGCCATAGCTAAACCTAATGCGAATGGCATTAGTGCTATTCCAAACATTACTAATGGAACAACTGCACCCAACATAGTTGGAGCTATTGAGATTAACTCAGCCATTTTTTCAACAAATAAGGAAATATTATCTCCTAATCCACCAACTCCTTTATTAAATAAAACTACACCTGCACCTAATACGATTAGTGCAGCTCCTAATGCTAATAACGCTAATACACCAGCTCCGAATATCATCGCACCGATTCCACTAAACATCACTAAACCTAATCCCATTATAATTCCTGTAAATATAAGGATTCCGGCTGCTACTGCTAAGATTGCACCGATACTGATATCACCAATCAGATTCATTGCGAATGCGAATGGAATCAACGATACACCAACTACTGCTAATGCGAGTGCTCCTTTTAATAAATCTGCAGTTGGGAATTTAGCTAATAGATAAAGCGCTCCTAACATTAATCCCAATCCAACCGCCATTCCTAAGTATGGACCAGGTTCGGTTGGCATTTTAGAAATAGCAAGTGCCATAACGAACATACTAGCAGCAACTAATAACATCGCCGCCGCTCCTTTAAGAACATCGGAAGTTCCAAACTTACCAATAAAGTTTGCTATAGGATTTGAACCTTTTTTGGATTGCATAAACTTAGGTGTTGGTATTTTTCCAAACAACATTAAAATACCTACTACAATTAAAGCACCTGCTGCGATTGCACCTAATATTTGTGCAACAGAACCTAATGTACCCATAGCATCCTTAGGTCCATCGGCTAATGCATCCCCACTAGCAACAGCCTCAGCGGTTGCATTTTGCATATTCATCATTTCATCAACTGATAATCCAGTTGCATCTGATATTTGTCTTTGTAATTGTAAATTACTACCTAATGATGGTCCAACCGAATCAATTAGTTTCTTTTGTTCTCTAGCCATAGCCAATGCATCACCAGATGCTTGTGCTGCTCTAATTCCATTGAAACTGATATCCTTACCGGTCATCATTCTCAATTTCATTTCATCCTTCATAGATTTTTCGATATCCAAAGATTCAGATGCTAAATCTTTCATCTTTTTCATATCAACACCCATCTTCTTCAGTTGGATTACTTCTGTGGCTCTTTGTTTAAGTTGTTCTTTTGTTAAAGTTCTAACTAATGCTTGGTTATCTGCAAAGTATTCCATAGCAGGTCCAGCATCTTGTCCTAAACTTGCCCCAATATCTTTTACTGATTCAGTTAATTCACCCGCATCAATCCCAGCATTTTTTAATGTTCTAGTTAATGATTGAGCTTTATCTGCATCTTTTAATAATGAGTTTACTTCTGTAATATCAGCGAGTAATGATGAATCTGGAACTATTTGACCTGTTGCATCTCTGAGTGCTTTTGCTGATTCGGCTACTTCTTCATATGAATATACAAATGGATTTAAGGATAGTTGTGCACCTTTGATAGCACCTTCCAATTCCATAGCTTGCCCAACCGATGCACCAGTTTCTTTGGTTAGGTCTTTCATCCTACCAACTGCATCTGAAATAAATCCTGCTATTTCTTTAAGAATAACTAATCCGATTGCGGCTGCAGATAATGTCATAATAGCGGATACTAATTCATTTGATACTCCTAATGCTGAACCTAAATCTTTAGCAAAATCCTGTCCTATATTTTTGATTTCTTCACTTACCTTTTCACGTTCTTTTTCAGTTTCTAAGAGTTTTTCCTGATGTTGAATCATTTCTAACAACTGGTCTGTTCGTTCTTGTCCTAATGTTTGTATATTTTCAAGAACTTTCTGCTTCTCTTGCATAAGAACAGTAAGTTTGGCCTCTGCTCCTTTTTGTGCAGACATAGATGCAAGAATATCCTTACCAACCTTACCTTGTTTAGTTCTTAAATCTAAATTCTGTTTTAAGATATCTGATAGGTTTGCTTGGAGAGTGTTCTCCTGCGTAATCGCATCTATTCGTTGTTGAGTATCTTTATTATACTTGGCCATCTATGAACCTTTAATTTACTATTTTTTTAGTCTGTCAAATGATTTCATCATATCACCCAAATCATTGGTTTTATTATAATCTACAGGTTTAATCTTATATTTTTTTAGAATTTTTTGGTATTCTGGGTCATTAGTTAGTTTATCTAATTGTTTGGTCTTATATGCTTTAACAATAGAACCAATGAATGATTTGATACCACCCTCGTCCATACCACGTTTTTCTAATTTTTCAATTATGTTCTTTCCCATTGTATTCCCTTAATAGTTTTATTCGTTTATAAATATAGAAAAACCCAACAAATAGTTGGGTTCTTCATTATCTTCGTGATTTTGATTTAGCTTTTCTCATTTCTTTATCATTCATCTTCTTCTCTTCCTGCTTAAATTCAATTATTTTACCGATGTAGAATGTGCGAACCCATATCGGCATATTGTAAACATCCGTAAAGTTGAATCCACCATTTCCATGATAGATGAGGTCAAAAATGTGAGAGTGTAAATGCTTTCTATAACTTTGATGAAGGCCAAAAAAAGGTAACATCCATCGGCAGTAGCATTTCTCTCCTTTCCCCTGTTTCTTCTGAAACAAATTCATAATTTAAGTCCATATCTGGAACTACTTCGTTAATGTAATTTCTCAAAGATTGTGAATCTATTGCGAATAGTTCGTTATCTACAAAACTATTAATTGTAGCCGTATCACTATCACCATCTACTGAAAGAATCATATTCTTTAATCTTGTAGTTAGTTCTCTTGATGTAGCATCTTTAAGTTTTCTTTGTTTCTTTTCTAAATCTTTAATTTGGTGTTTGACTTTTCTTTCTTTAGATTCAGTCATTGCCATAAAGGTAATTTTTCTTTTAGATTTAGGTAGTTCATACTCAAACTCATTCTTATGTAATTCTGTTTGATTCTTACCATCATAATCAGCTGCTTCGAATTGAGTTAAATCAATAACCTCTTCTTGCTTATTATCTGAAAATGGGTCTTGGATTTCTACTTTGTAATCTTTACCATATCCTAATACTCTGGCAGCAATCATAATTGCGTTTTTATCACCTGTAGTTAAATCTATGTATTTGATTGGAGTTCCATCCCCATTACCTAATATTAGTGATTGAAATAATCTATCTAATACTGTTCCATCTTTAATATATGATTGTGTTGTAAGAATATCTTCTTCTTTTGCAGTCATATACTTCATTTCCACTTTACCTGATGATAATGGGTTCTCTTTGGAATATACTAATCCCTTAGATGGTAAATCTACTATTTCAGTTGGAAATTTATAATCGGATACTTGCTTTGTTTCGTATTGTTTCTTAGCAAGCTCCACCATTTCATCATTAGAAAGATTACTTTGGTATTCATCTGTTAATTTTTCTTTACTCATAACGTTTCTCGTTTTAAAACTTATTTAATATTGGTTAACCATATATAAATATGTAAATATTATTAATTAAACGAAAAAACCCTCACATTTCTGTAAGGGTTTCTCAATAGTCAATTTTTATTACAATCCGTAATTAGTATTGTAGTATTGCGTAATCGTATGTAAGTGTTAAATCTACAGTTGCTAAATCTTCACCAGTATAGTCCATATCTGAGAACTTTGCTGTTTGAATAAATGCTCCTTTAAGTGTCCACTCTTCTACTTTATCACCAACAGGACCCAAACTGTTAAATGTGATATCTTTTTTGTAGAAATCAGAATAACCATCACGGCCCGTTACTGATTCGTGGTGTAATCTTACCCATTCCATAGCTGCTTGTGCTGCTGATGGTACTACTGGGTCATACAATGAAATTGTTAAATCACTCCACTCACTTCTTCCTTTTACATATCTTCTAACATTAACGTGGTCAATTGTAACCTTTCCGTTTGTTATTTCTGGTCTGTTAGCGGCTTTTATTAGGTACGCAGGAATTCCCTCAATGTACATAATAAATCTGTTCGACATCTTCGGTTCGAATGATGTGAACATTACTTCTGTTGGGTCTAATAGTTGTGCCATTTAGTTTTCTCCGTTATTCTTTCTTTAATATAAATATAGTTCTTTTTAAAAAATAGTTAGTCCCCCTAAAAATATTAGGGGAACTAAGTTATTATCTATATACTATTCTGGAAATGCTGCTCCAGTTGGTAGTACGTTAAAGTCAAGAACTATGAATTCTGCTGTTTTAGCTGGTTGTAAGAAAATCTCACCAACCATAATGTTTCTATCAATCACATCTGGAGTGTTGTTGGTTTCATCCATTATCACTTTAAATGCGTATAAACCTTGTCTTTGTTGAATTGATTCTAAGTAAGGATTAACGATTGATAAGAATCTATTTCTCGTTGCTGCTGTATTATTTTCAAATATTAAGTAACGAGTAGATGATGCGATGAATTTCTTCACTGCGATTAACAATCTTCTTACATTGATTCTATCCAATGCCGATGGTTTAGCTTGTAATGTTTTCTGTCCAAATA